AAGTTCAGCTCAAGCCTTATTCGCTTGTTCAGCTAACTGAGTTCCCTCTTTACTTGCATAAACAAGACAAAATTCGTGGTCTAGCAAGCGCCACATCATCTATTACTGTAACTGTAGCAGTCGAAGAGCATTTTAATGGGACTGCAGCCTAAAGGAGGCTTGTATGGACCCTATCTCTATTATTGCTGCAGCTACGACTGCCTTCAATGCAATCAAGAAAGGCATTGAAATTGGCAGAGACATACAAGATATGGGTAGTCAGCTATCTCAATGGGCTACCGCTATTAGTGATCTTGAGTTCATTGAGCGAAGAGTCCAAAGCCCTCCGTGGTACAAAGCGTTTAGTTCTAGTGTACAAGCAGAAGCCGTAGAGATATTTGCTGCAAAGCATAAAGCTCAAGCTATGCGTGATGAACTGAAGCAGTATATACAGTTTTCGCATGGGCAGTCTGCGTGGAATGAGTTGCTGTCTATTGAAGCAAAGATTCGTGTCCAGAGGCAAGAGCACGAGTATCGTAAGCAAGAGATAAAAGAGAACATCATCTCTGGCATACTGCTGTTCTTGAGCCTAACAAGCATTACCGCCATGTTGACACTGTTTGCGTGGCTTTACTATTCATATCAGATGTGATACTATGGTAATAGATTTTGACGTAGACAAGGACGGCAAGGTGACGCCTGAAGAAGTAGAACGCAAAGAGCGTATGCTTGAGATTGAACTGCGTGAAGAAAAGGCTGATGCACAAAAGCGTATGGCTTGGGTTGCAATGCTTACGATGATCGTCTTCAGCGCACTACTCTTCAGCCCCATCATCAGCGATGATCGTGTGTCAGCACTTGCAGACTTGCTCGGGTTGTTCTATATTGCACAAACAGGTGTCGTAGCAGCTTACATGGGTGCCACAGCCTACATGTCTAGCAAGACATCTGTATCCAGCCGCAGCACACATGCTACAGAGAAGGACTACTGATGGCCGAAGATAACTTTGAACGAGTTATGTATGAAGTGTTCAAGCATGAGGGCGGCTACGTTGATCACCCTGCTGACCCCGGTGGTGCTACGAACATGGGTGTCACCTTTGCTGTGCTTCAGTCGTGGCGTGGTAAGCCTATCACGAAGCAGGATGTCAAAGACCTGACACAAGAAGAGGCTATGGAAATCTACAAGATGAACTACTGGCGTCCTACGAAATGTGGACAACTGCCTGCTGGTGTTGATCTTGTTATGATGGATGGTGCTGTAAACTCTGGCATTGCTCGTGCGCCTAAGTGGATTCAGCTTGCAGTAGGTGTTGAGCCTGATGGTCGTGTCGGTCCTATGACTATCGGTGCAGCACGAGACATGAACCCCATCAAGATCATTGATGCAGCCATTGATGCCCGCCTAAACTTCCTCAAGAGGCTGAAGCATTGGGATACCTTTGGTAAAGGCTGGGGGCGTCGTGTAGAAAGTGTACGAGAGGTAGCCAAAGAGATGGCTATGGGCAAATGAAATGGCTGGCTGTGTTCCTCCTGCTTTCCTCTTGTGGTGGACTCCCTATGGGGTTCTTAGGTGGTGGCGGAACCAATGTCGCAGCCAATACACAAGTCGGCAAAGAGAACAGGCAGCAAGTGTCGCTGCAGGAAAACAGGACTGAAGCGGGTCGTGACATCATCACTGAGACTAAGCAAGTTGAAGCTGCATCAGTTGAGTCTGTTACAATCAACAATGTAGAAGACATTCCGCTGTGGCTGTGGATGCTCGCATTTATCGGATGGCTGCTACCTACACCTCAGCAGATGGCAACATCAACCTACAACGCAATATCAGACTTCTTTTTTGGCAAAAGGCGTAGACATGGCTAAACAACTTACAGAACAGCAACAACGCTTCATTGAGGCGCTGTTTGATGGTGCAAATGGAGATGTTGTTGCAGCCAAGCGCATTGCTGGCTACAGCGAGAATACTGCTACTACAGTTATCGTCAATGCTCTGAAAGATGAGATTGCAGAGGCTACACGCACGTATCTGTCTCGTATTGCACCCAAAGCAGCCTATGCACTTAATAGTGGCATGGAAGACCCGACACAACTCGGTATCCGTGACAAGATTGCTGCAGCACGAGATGTGCTTGATCGTACAGGATTTGCTAAAACAGAGAAGGTGGAAGTAGGGGGCAGTAACCCTCTGTTTATCCTCCCCGCTAAGAATGAAGATACGGAATAAGTACAACCTAGAGCGTGTAGACTTAGGCTATTGGATACTTCCTACACCACCTGATCCACTCAAAGGATACAGGAAAGGCTGGGAGAGGCTGCCTAAGCTAGGCATGATACGGACAATACCATTCGGATACATCGTTGATCCTGATGATGAAGATTGGATGATACCTGTAGATAACGAGTTGTCTCATTTAGAGCTTGCAAAGAAGCACGTAAAGAGGCATAGTTATGCAGATGTTGCAGCTTGGTTGTCTAAGCAGACAGGCAGATACATCAGCGCCAATGGGTTGAAGAAGAGGATCAACATTGACAGACGACGCAAGAGTATTCTTAGAATTAAACGCTTCTACGCAAGACGTTACGAGAAAATCCTCAAACAGATCAATGCTCTTGAGCAAACGCGCCTCGGTAAAGCGAAAGAAGATAGAGCAGAAGCAGAAAGCAGTTGAGCCTGTTGTTGTTCCTGCTGTAGCCCTTCCTGCAGCCTATGAAGTAGAAGAAGCGCAGAACATAGTCTTCAAGCCTAATCCGGGGCCTCAGACTGACTTTCTAGCTGCGACTGAGAGGCAAGTCTTGTTTGGTGGTGCGGCTGGTGGCGGTAAGTCATACGCCATGCTTGCTGACCCTCTTCGTGACATGAACAATCCCGGCTTTAGCGGCCTACTTGTGCGTCATACTACTGAAGAACTTCGTGAACTGATTATGAAGTCTCAGGAGTTGTATCCTAAAGCTATTCCGGGCATCAAGTGGAGTGAACGTAAGCAGCAGTGGATTACGCCCAGAGGTGGCACATTGTGGATGTCCTATCTTGATAGGGATTTGGATGTCATGCGCTATCAAGGTCAAGCATTCAACTGGATTGGCTTTGACGAGTTGACGCAGTGGGCTACGCCTTTCTCTTTCAACTACATGGGGTCGCGTCTTCGTACTGCTGATCCTTCGTTGAAACTCTACATGCGTTGCACAAGCAACCCCGGTGGCCCCGGACACAGTTGGGTGAAAAAAGGTTTCATTGATCCAGCACCATACGGCAAAGCATTTTGGGCTGTAGACTTTGAGACAGGGGAGCAGCTTACCTTCCCCAAAGGCCACAGCCGAGAAGGTGAAGCACTCTACAAACGTCGCTTCATTCCTGCTACCCTATTTGATAACCCTTATCTTGCATCTGATGGGCAGTACGAGGCTATGCTGCTGTCTATGCCCGAGAACCAACGACGGCAGCTTCTGTATGGAGATTGGGATGTTGCAGAAGGTGCAGCCTTCCCCGAGTTCAACAGGCGCATACACGTAGTTGACCCCTTCCCTATACCGAATGGGTGGACACGTTTCAGGGCTGCAGACTACGGCTACGGCAGCATGACAGCAGTTCTGTGGTTTGCTGTAACACCTTCTGAGCAGCTAATCGTGTATCGTGAACTCTATGTCAAGAAGGTTACAGCAGTCGATCTTGCTGACATGATCAATGACATTGAACGTGAAGAAAAGATGCGTTATGGTGTGCTTGACTCGTCTTTGTGGCACAAGCGCGGCGACACGGGGCCGTCTCTTGCTGAGCAGATGATCATGCGGGGCTGCAGATGGCGTCCTTCAGATCGTAGCAAAGGCTCTCGCGTAGCAGGCAAAAACGAGTTGCACAGAAGGCTGCAGTTAGACGAGTTTACACAAGAGCCACGACTTGTCTTCTTCTCTACATGCACGAACATCATTGCTGAGTTGCCTATTCTGCCTCTAGATAAAAAGAACCCAGAAGACGTAGATACTTCAGCTAACGACCACGGGTATGACGCATTACGCTATGGTATAATGAGCCGCCCACGCAGCAGCATCTGGGACTACGACCCTGCCTCAAACGGCAATAGATTCAAGCCTGCAGACTCTGTTTTAGGATACTAACACATGGAAGAAGAACTCTTTGAAACTGATGCGTCCTCTTCGCTGAAGGATAAAGCTAAGGACGATACAGTTGATACGAAAGCTGGCAG